GGCACCCGGTGAACCGAACACGCACCGCGGATCAGAAACACCGAAGCTGTAACGTTCCCGCGCTTTGTAACGAACGTTACCAGTATCGAAGTCGCCTTCCATGGAAGTACGAACTGGTGAGCGCTCAAAGTGCTTGAATCCGTTAGGAGCATCAGTCTTGATGAAAAACGCATCAGTGTCGGTCAAATAGTGGTTGACCGCATAGCCATCCGCCAACATACCCATGTTGCGGACCGCATTGATGTCATTGTCCGCAGTACCTGGACGAAGAGTGCTCGCCATCAACCGATCGGCAACAAACTGAAGCGCCGGAGGGATGATAAGCTTGCGCCCCTGAACAGCCACCAACAAACCACGCTCATCAATGAACGCAGCAATGTCGATAAGGGACTGCTCAAGAGAAGTCTCGTTAAGGTCCGCAGAGGTAGAAAGCTCATTACGAAAGTTTCCACCACCAACCGTGGGGTGGTCTGTCGCGCAAAGCTCTTTGCCATCACCAAAGGTGTAAGTGCTGTCAAAGGCATTGTTAAGGATATTCGCGCCCTTGACTTCCTTGGTATTGGACATCGAACGAGCTAGTGCCCGAGTGTAACGAGTGCTAAGGCGGTCGTAAAGGTTGTCCTCAACGGCCTCCTCGGTAATCGCAAACGCAAGAGCAATAGTTTCGTGCGTGTATCGCGCCGTGTAAGCTTCGTTCGCAGTGTCAAACGAGACAGCTGCTCCCTCAGACTTAACCGGTGCTTGCCCAAAACCACTAAGCATCACCTCTTCTTCAAACGCACGGTCAGAGCTTTCGGTTTCGAAAACATCCGACCACTCGTCTGAGTAGCGGTCATACTCCATTCCAAAAAGAGCATTGAGACCAGGCTCAAGCTCTTTCATCAATTGTGAACGACTAATTGGCATCGTTTATCTCCCTAGATACCAGCACCCGTACCGTTAGCATTATAACGGTAAAAGTGATTGTTGAGGAGGACGATAGCCAACATGCCCGCAGCCGTCTGGTCAGAGTTAGAAGGGCTATCACTGAAACCAACGACACGTAGATTCAACGTGTTGGTGGTAGCCAGTGTAGACACCGCTAGCTCCGCCGAAGAAATACCAGTCGTGGCATCTCCAGACGTTCCGGTGGCAAAATTAGCATTCGCATGAACCGCCGCATCAGTAGCTGCTGCATCACAGTTGATCAAAAAGAGCTGATCAGGGTTAGCAGAGATATGAGCGATGGCTTGGGTGCTGGACTTCACTGAGGCAGTACCGGGCCACTTATTGGTAAAAGTGGGGGTACCATTCAGATCCGTATATTCACACCCAATGAACGCGCCGAGAATGGGTACAGTTCCACCCGCCGCTGCACCAACGATATCAATGAGACCGGTGGACAGAGGAATAACAGGAGTACCTTGATAAATCACACTGGACGTACCGGCAGTTCCCGCAAGCTGGATTTTAAATTTCTGTATCCCGTTCGAGTTGACGCCTTCACCGAGCATGTTATACGGACGAAGTCCAAATGCAGCATCGATATTAGCCATTTTTGGATCCTTCCTTTATTGCTAGGTTTCAGATTCGACGGAAGGTCGTTTTCCGCCAAAAGTCACACGAGATTGCCTATCGGTAGTGATAGGCATGCTTGGGTGTTCCTCTCTCATTAAGTCATTTTCAACAGCTTCGATCTGCTGTCGAGTGCGCTCACGAAAGTAAGCGGAGCGCTCGTTCCTAGTTTCCAAAGGAAAACGAGCTAGTAAGAGGCCACCCACCCCAATCACACCAGAATGCTTACCATCCTGAACACTTGGGGCTTCGAAGTCTGGGTATTCATCGGCACGAACGAGTTCGAAACCTTCACGAATACGGCCGGAAATATTTTTCCTATCATCATGACCCATGACACTTTCACGGATCCAACGATGGGTGTACCCTTCCGGGGGAGGCGGTGCATCCAAAGAGGATGGAGGGGACCAAGGCTTGCGGCGAGAGTCAGATTCTCTCGAGGAGGTGGCACGAAGTGTTTTATCTACCATTAGGAGCTCCGTGTTTCTAGCAAAGAAACGTGCTTTGCATAGTCTTCTAGAGATACACCAAGTTTCTTAGAGATTGCAACCTGACT